CGTTGCCATTCTTTCGGTCGTTTGCCATTTATACAGCCCAAACATAAACGGCGGGAACCCTGTTCGCGCTACTATCTGCTCAAGCGCGGTGTGTATGGGAATTTCAAGATTTATCAAATCCTTTTCAGTACCCAAAGCTCGAACGTCTACCTTTACATTTTCCCCAACGCCAACGGATATGTCCCGAACATTCCCAACCTTACGGCTTTTAAATACTTCAGACACTTCTGTTTTTAAATCCATCGCGGCCTTTGTAGCTCCTGCCTGTGCGCCGCCTGCTACTGTAATAATAAATGACGGATCGCCTACCCGCCATATTGTATTTCGAATTGACTGCTCTATCCTGATAAATATGTCGCCTACAAATGGGAGCGAATAGAATAACGAGTACCCTTGCGGATGCCCCTCCCGGCAATCAAAAGCCAAATAGTAAATATCTTCATCTTCCAGGAATTTTTTAAATTGTCCATCGGCCTGTATTTGTCCGAGTACAATTCTGTCCCCTTCTTTGGTAAACCTGAAATCGTTTGCCCGTGTTGTCTTTAGCTTTTGGATGTCATTTACACCCTGATTGTAGACAAGCTCACCAACGGCAAAGCCTTTTACTATTGCGCTATCCGTCATTTGAGTTATGAACGGATTTAATCCGTATTGAAAGTCGTTAACCCGGACGTTGTCTTTAAATTCTGTAAGAGTGTCAACTATCTTTTGATTGTCTGATTTTATTTCAAAATCCCCTATCAATCCCGTTAATTTTACAACCGCAACATCAAGCACCGGGATTGCCTCCCGCAACAGATCATATAATTCCAGGTTAAATTTGAGCGGTTCGTATTGGCTAAAGTTAAATATTGTACTAAACGAATCTCTGGTCTGTCCGCTTGTATTCGATGTAGTAACTTTTGGAGTTAACCAGTCTATTATTGTTTGGCGTAAATTCATCGGCTATCACCTATGCCTATATAAATATCAAGTGAAGGTTTTGGAAAGAACGTATTTAAAAGAGCATCTAATCTATCAGGGGAGCGTCCCAATCTTTGCTTTATCTTGTCTTTTTCTTCAATCTGAATTTTGCCGCTTGATGTTGTTTTATAAGTAGGTTCGGTGATTTCTTCAATCAATTCATTGTCGGGCGGCAAGCAAAAGTTGTGTTTAAATTGCGGATTAAGCCTGTCCCTTAAACACCAGTGTAAATACGCTCTCATATTCAAAAATTCATATTCTCCGGTTTCATCGTGCAATCCATCCGCGCCAAAACTACCTTTTACACTTACCGCATTTACGTTTTGTTCCGCAAGTCTTGAATGAACTCCGGCGCCCTCTCCGATAGTGTCTATGTATGCAGTCCCGCCGTTTGCTATACGGTTTTTAACAATTCCAGCAACGGTCATGTGAACGGTGTTTGATTTATCAAGTATAGTTTCTAAAGTATCTACAAATTCACCATATCGCGGTGCAAGGAATGTACTATCACGGCCCATGCCTGCAACGTCAACACCTAAATCAAGTTCATCACCATTCCTTTTTGAATTATACCAACGCTCTACTGCCATTTCTACCCAGCTAAGCGGCACAAGCTGTCCCTCTGGTTCTTTGGGAAATTCACCAAGGACTTTAACCCTAAAAAGGTCATTCGGTCTATACCACATCCCGTTAAACTTGAAATCAAATTGCGTTTCGTCTCTTTCAGATTCATCAATCCTTAAACACCATTTGTCGACCTTTTCCTGTACCCAGGTATAGTCTACCTGGCCAGGGATTAACACTTTCTTTGCCCGGACGTTTGGCGCATTGAGACAACTTAATTTAAATTTCTTATACTGTGGGCTTCTCGTGGATTGATACGCTTCACCTGTTGTCCTTACCGGGTTAAAAATTATCAGTAATTTGCTATTGCCAGTTAAAAGTCCCTCAATAGCGTCGAAGGTTTCCTGCTCTATTCCGCTCGCTTCGGTTACCACGACCATAATGTTTGGAGAGTGAAAGCCAGTCCAAGCCTCATGATCTTTGTCCCCGGCCTTAAACGCCATTAAAAACCAATCGGATAACAAGTCTTTGTTTTGATAGAATTGGATTTTGTTTGTGAGAACATCCCCACCGAGCGGTATCTTTGCGGCCCGGTGTATCTTGCCTATCTCGCTCATCATAATAGCGGTTACTTGTCTACCGGTCGGCGCGGTATTAATAACCTTGCAATGCGGCCCCTGTAAATACAAAAAGTCCAGAGACGCCACCGCCGCCAAAGAATCCTTGCCCCTTGCATGGCCGGAGCGAACAGATACCCGGCGCGATTCCTGAATAGTATTTATAATTTTGCGCTGTTGCCTGTCAAGTCGTATTCCAAGTATTTCCCGATTGAACTTGTTCCAGTCGTTTCGATATGAGTTGAATAGTTGAATGTCTTTATCGTTTAGGTTCATTTATACTCTTTACCAAATCAGCAAAGGTTAATGTGCCGGTTAAATTGGTCTCTGTTTTAATAGGCGCGTTAATTCCAAGTATCTCACACCGCTTTGTTATACACCATTGAACGCCTGCCAAGTATCGGGGATCGCCGTTTCTATCTTCTGTTGCAGAATTGATTTCAATGGGCTGTTTTGATTCTGCAATTACCCGTTGTTTAAGTGATTTCTTTTTAAACTCTTCTTTTGACCTGTCCCATGAATTCCAGTATTCAATTTCAAGTTTGTTAATTCTTACAAGTTCAATCTGCTTTAACTGGTCTATATTATTAATTGATGAGAGACGCCAATAACGGAAAAGCAGCTTTATATCTCTTGATACGGTTGCCTGTGAAATACCGAGTTTGTTTCGGATTTCCCATTGCGTCATACCCTCAAGATAATACTTGCTTATCAATTGACGGTCACGCTCTGCTTGTGCTTTACTTCTTGGTTTAGCCATTATACGCTATTATATACAGTTTATTGTTCAATAACTTGAAGGGAGTTAACTCTTTGATGTCCGCTTATTAAATAGCCGTCTGCCTGGTTTAAGACTATACCGGATAAATCGCCAAATTCCAGCATTGACTTGCCCAGCTTCTCTTTGGCGTCATCGGTGATAAACCTGGGATTGTTCGGGTACGGTTTCAGTTCTATTTCAGTCATAGTTAAGCCGTTTATTTTATGATCGCCTTTAGGCATTATTCATATAGCTCATAGTAACATTCAAAGCAAGTCCGTTGTAACTTCGGGCCTCGGATATGATCACGCATCTGCTTGCCGCAAGCGCAGTAGAAAGGTTCTGATATGTATATTGTTCTTTTCATAAATCAATTATATCCTGCATTGTTGTTGGGTCTACGTACCTGTGTTGTTGTAGTTTGTCCGTGAACTCTTTTGCTGCTTTCAAATTCGCCTCAAATTTCTTTCTACCTTTTCGACTGTTAAGCAATATACGGACTTCATTAAACCCGATAGTTTCAACACCTTCTTTTTTTTGCTGTTCTGTTATTTTCATATTTTCCTTAATCGCTGGCACCTAAGCTATATTCATAGGTTCAGTGCCATATCTAATGAATATCGGTTAATTCATACCAGGTTAGCTTTACGTTTATAACATTATCGTTTGCCCCGGATATAAACTGTATAATATTATGTGATTTTGGCTTTACAATATAATCATATCTTTGCGGCTCAGTCTTTGCAGCTGTACCGCCAAAAGATTGAATTATAATTGAATCACCTACGGCTGTAATTTTTCCATGTAATACTGTCCCGATATATGTTTCAGCATCGGTTGCAACCGTTCTGTTTATATTCCATGTAATTAACGTGTCGCTTGTATCTATTGTACAATCTTCATAGACTTTAAACAGAGTCAATAAAGTTGCCTCAAATTCAATTGTCATGTGACAATTAAAAGCACTATCTGCATATACATGAAAAGCTATGCTATCCCCGGAGGCCACTGTATCAAACATGGTATACATGAACGCCTTGCCGTCATTGATTTTTGAAGTAAAGTTATCAATCGTTAACACCGCGCCGGTTACAGCATCTACCTTTGGCAATACCTGGTTATCGTCCGTGTCTACCCATCTTTGGGCAAAACAGGAAACCGACAAAAGAATTATAAACAAAACTGTTAAATTTTTCATTGCTTTACCCTGTCTTTAATTGTATTTGTTGAGCTGTTTTATATTCACTTTCTTGCATAACTCCTCTTACATCTTTATTTGTTTAGCATAATAAGGGCCGGGTTGATACGCAGGGGTTGCTGATTTCTTTTCCATGTTTTCAATTTTTACGGTAAAATAAATTATTTGCCCGGCTGAAACAAGTATTAATGATATAACTGCAATTACCAGTTTGACAGTTAATTGACTTACAAAATTATTAAACACTTGTTTAAATTCTTTTCTAAATTCGTCAAACATTTCAACTTTAGTGTTTAATCCTACTTGCCCGGTTCCGCCATTGCCGAACACTGTTTGTTTTAACGCCTTTATATCAGTTCTTGCATTTTCGCATATTTCCGGGTTATATTTTTTTTGCTCACTTCCTGCCATTTTCGTTTCCCTTGTTAAATTAAAGAGGCCGGGGATAAAGTCCGGCCTCATAAAGCGGGGAGGAGAACCCGCTAACGCTTTTTAATCCATAAATTGTACGCAGCAATGGCCGCGCTGAAACTGAACGATATAAATTCCGGGAAGTTCGATAATGGAATCTTGGCAAGAGCAGCGGCTCCGGCTCCCATAACAATTAAAAATAAACCGGTTGCGATAAACTTTACTTTACCGTTGTATAACTTTTTGGAAATGAGTAGGGCAATGTAAGAACCCAAGATGCCGGTTGTGAGGGTCTGCAAAATTGTAATAACCCATGCCGGGAAATAATCGTGGATGCTTCCCACAATAACGGCGGTCGAATCTTGTGCAAACAGTAACAGGGGAACCGCGAACAGGGCAATTAACAAAAAATATTTCTTCATACCTTTGTACCTTTCTTTTTTAACCATGTAACTAATTTTTCAAACAACTCCTTGATAAAACTTAAACAGATTTGAATCCAGGTTTGTTCCACTTTTGGCGTTTCTTTCGGGTTTTTATCTCCTTTAATTAAATTAGTTATCGCTTGCCCAGCCTCTTTAGTTGCCGGGTAAATCTTCATAATATCAACAAGCACCCATCCCATCACTTTTAACCCGGACAACAGTTTGTACCAAGCAAGCATGAATTTATTTGATTTACTTTCTTGAATTTCAGTAATTACTATATTGGGAGTATCGGGAATTTCAGGCAACGGCTCCATCTTTGAGTTTGTCCATTCCGATCCCCTAAATTTTGCGATTCGCTTAATTTCTGGAAACGTTAAAATCATTGTAGGCCACAAATAAGCTATTACCAGAGATTTATCAAACCACTGTTGAATAAATCCGTTACTTTGATTGCCGCCGTATATTAAATCTTTTGTACGAATTTGATCATGGTCTAACCAAAAACCTGTATGAGCCTGCCATGATTCCGTTGCGTTTTTGCACTTCATTATTACTATACAGCCCAAACGAGGCTTTTTGATTTCTATAAATTGCCCGTTCTTTAAACCAATGTTCATCATTTCTTTTGCTGATAAAGTTAACGGAACCTGATAACCAGATTTGATAAGCGGATAAATAACGGATGCGGCGCACCAGTTTGTTTCATCCGGCAATATCTTGCCGCCGGACGCGACTCGCAAAAACTCTACAATATTCGGATTGTGTTTGTCGTCGGGGATTTCTCTTGTGCCCTCAAAAGTGAAAGCAAGTTTTAACCAGCTTGGATATTCACTCATTTTAATTGTCCATATTTTTCTTTGCAGCTTTGCAATCTTTTTTTAACGTTTTCTCTTGCTTTTAATAATATTCCACAAGCAAAGCCTATAGCATATGCTAATAGCATAACAACTATTATAAATGTGTTATCATTCATAATTCACCTATCAATTCAGGATTTTGCAGGGAGTTGCCAATAATGGTTATTTTGCCTCTTAATTCAAAAAGGAATGATTCCGCCGTTGTTACCGTGCCGTTGTTTATCCAATAAATTTTATAAGCACAGGCAGAACCATTATATTTTACTAAAAATCTTTGGTTATCAACACCGTTTTCGTTTTCAATAATATCATTTTCAAATATCTTTACGCCTTTGCTGTCTTGTTTACCGATGTAATCGCAAAGGATGTTTTTAGGGTTTTTGTTATCAAAAAATTCAGCCTTGTCGCCATTTTCAAATAGCCATTGTCCAGTCCACCATATATCTGTTATTTCATTGTTAAAATTTGCTTCTTGATAAACGTCAACATTGTAACACCATTCTTTGCGGCGGCTGTCCCAAACACGATATATTCTTTCTCTCATAATTGCACCAATTCTTTTATGCCGTGTTTATCAATAGTCATTTTAAAAGGTATGTTTTTTTTAATCAGCCCTTCTATAACCTCTTGCGGGTTTATTTCTTCATACGGATTTTCCATTAAAGAATTTAAAACATCTTCTTTGGTTACGGTTGTAAGATTTTTAATTTCTCCCATATTATTTCCTTTTAAATAAAAAAGCGCCAACCCGTCCGGGGACGGCCAGCGCAATTCAATGTACTATTTATTTTTGTACTTGTCAACAATTATTTTTAACCGATTAATCGCAAACCGGATGCCAAGCGATTTACTGTAACAAGCCACAAACTTTTCTATATCCTCATTTTTTACTTTGTTTGCGGAATCAAGAAACTTCTTTTCCTGAATGACAAGGTAGTCGATTTCCTGATTTAACGTTTCAAGTAGCGTCATGGTTTCTCCAATATCTGTTTAACCCGGTACGCCGCCAAGTGCAGGCCCTTTGCTTTCATGTAAAGCATAGTTTTTGCGTTGTCCTTTTTATCTATTTTTTTTATCCTTTCATATAATTCCAGGTTAACATGTTCCTTGCTTTCAATATCTTCAATGGCGGATTTTATTTCTTCCAGTACAGATTCTTGCCCGGCCTCAAATATGACCCGGACAACCGGTTCCGGGAGTTCCTGAATAGCCGGGCTTGCTTCGCTAAGCCATTGTTCAAAGGTTTTCATGCTACACCCATTACTTTTTTAACTTCATCCATATCAAATAAGGTTTGTACATTTATCTTTTTTACGGCTGCGTCCAAATAACGCAATCCGTCCCGGTAACTGTTTTCATTTAATTCAGTTCCATAACCTTTTCTACCCAGCGTTACCGCCCGGTACGGAACCGTAAAAAGTCCAGCAAACGGATCATATACTATTTCGCCTTCATTTGAATACCTGATAATTAATCGGTCTACAATGTCAATCTGCAATGGACAAATGTGCATTTCCAGATTTTTGCGAGACTGTTCGCTGTTTAAAGTGTTCATTCTATTTATATCGCTCCAAACATATAAACTGCGAGCATCAATATTTAACGTTTGAAATTCCGCCGGGAGTCTGCCAGCCCTTTCAAGTTCTTTTGCTATATTGGTATGAGTTTCATAATCGTAAACATAATTATTAAAATGTTCTGTGAAAATAGCATTGACAGAATCAATCGGCAAAGATTTTATTTCACTTTCGGTCAATAACCGGTTGCCTGAACTGTTCCACTTTGCCCTTGCATCTATCTGCCATTGTCCACGCATATATTCGTTTTTACTTTTTTGTATTTTCACGTCTGCATAGGCTTTGGTCGTATCAGTAGCAAGTTTTCTAAAAAGCAAAACATATTCCGGGGAACCGATTCCCATTTTAGAACCATCTTTGCAACATTCGGTCCAGCCGAGTCGATATGTCTGATTGTTTTCCCGGACAACATCTGTTTCAATAGTTATCATCCCCATAAACAAAAAGCCGTGTTTTAAAAAATGAAATGTGGTTTTCATGTGAAACGGGTTGACAGTAGGAACGCCGTACCCGGTAACGTTGCCGAACAATATACGATCTTTAACATGAACCGCGCAAATTCGCCCAGGTTGTAATATTCGTAATAATTGCGGAGTCAAAAAGTCCATCTGTTCAAAAAAATGATCATCATTGCTTGTATGCCCAAAATCATTGTATGTCGGAGTGTATTCGTAATGATTGCTAAACGGTATAGAAGTAATGATTAAGCCAACCGAGTTATCATTCATTGTGGCAGTTTCAAGAATACAATCATTTTGAATAGCAGTGTACAACTCATGTTTTTTAACTTTACGCTCAACACCAATAGCGCGCTGTAATTTGGTTTCTGTGTTTACAGTACTCAATCCGTTTTCCTTTATAATAATTGTCATATTATTTACAAGCTGGTCATATTGTTTCCATTTTTCAAGCAATGTTTTTAAAATTTCCTGCTCGGATTCCATATAAATAATATGGATTTCCGCCGTCTCTGTTTGCAAAAACCTTACTATTCTATGCACAGCCTGAATAAAGTCATTGAATTTATAACCAACGCCTGTAAATATGGCATTGTGGCAATGTCTCTGAAAGTTGCACCCGGACCCGGACAATATCGGCTTTGTTGCTAAATATTTTATTTTGCCGTCCGAAAAATCAAGCACTTTTTGTTCTCTCTTTTCAAGGTCGGTTTCAGAGCCATAAACATCTACAACTTCCGGTAACAGCTTTTTAATTAAATGGCGCTCATCTTCCAGGTCATGCCACAAAAGCCAGTGTGAATCCTTGTCATTGTTTACTATTTCAACAGCCTTTTCAATTCTCAATCTTAACCAATCGCGCCGTTCTTTCGATGCTTGTTTTAAGCCAATTGCGGCATCTCGGTAAAGTTGCCCCTGACCGTCCATATCAAACCCGGCGGTCAAATGGTCAACTTCTAATTTGTGATAGATAATTTTCATTTCAGGAATTGAATAGCCAGTGTCATCATAGCCCAAATCTGACGGCTTTGTTATAAACAACGCCCAACTTGAAAGCCATAACCAGAATTCTTTTTCTTTGTGTTCATAAAGTTTCAAGTCCCCGGCTTTTTTCGGATTGCGCTTAAAAAACCTGGTCAACGCTTGCCCAGTGTCCATCACGCCCAAATATCCGGCATAATGTATTAACTCTTTGTAACGATTTGGAGCGGGAACGGCTGTTGCAACAAATTTGTATTCTATGCCTTTGAAAAGCGGTAAAAATGTTTGGTATGTTTTAGAACCATAAGACCGGAGAGTTCCAGCTTCGTCAAGAGACACGCCGGAATAATAATGCGGGTCAATATTTCCATCTCTCACGCGCTCATAGTTGGTTATATGAATTGATAATTTACTATTGTAAATTTCATCCATTGTGCGCACATAATCTATCTCAATTCCAAATAGATTTTTAGCGTCTCTTTTGAATTCTTGCTTAACACCAAGAGGGCAAACAATTAAAAACTTTCCGCCGGTCTTTTTAACGATTTGCATCCCGACCTGAATTTGTATTGCTGTTTTGCCAAGCCCAAAACTGGCAAACAATGCCCGGCATCCTCCACGCAACATCCATTGTACAGCATCTTTTTGATGCGGTTTAAGTATTGAATTTAATTCTGCTTGTTCTACAATAAAACCAGTATCTGTTGCCAGCTGCATTTTATTTTTAAGAAAACCGTTATAGGAATCTAAAAACTCTTTACTGTTCATTCTATCCCCGGCAATGTAGGTAATGGTTGCTGTTGTTTATTTTCTTCAAAGTTTTCGCAACTGCTCATTGGTAGTCTAGGTCTTCCGGTTATTTTACAAATACATTTCCTGCCAGGTCGTCTTTGCGCTCTGTCCCAATTAGCGCATACCCCGCAATTCTTTTGCTCTACAAATATTTCTCGGATGCTTTCCATTTTCTCTCCTGTTAATTAATTTAAACAATTTTATCAAATAATGCGTGTTTATTCTTTTCGCTTTTCAGGTATTGTCAATACTTGTTTTTAAGATTATTTAAACTTTTGTTTGCGATAAGTATCGGTTTTTGTATACTTGTGCAAATAATAACTTTTAATCTATCCACATATCCTGATCTTGGCAAATCTGTTCTATTTCGGGTCTTGCACGAAATGTCCATGTTGAATTGTTATCTTTCATAAAAGCGCGTATATATGCTTGACCTTTTTTAATTTCCCAATTATCTCTTTTTGCTTTAACAAGCTCTCTTTTCTCTGCAAACGTCAATTCATTAAAATCAGCATAATCAAGTAATGCCTTACAAGCATCACATTTATAATCTTTACGCGCTGTCTGTGTTGAACAGTATATTATTTGATTTGACATAAAGACACTCCTAATC